AAGTGGGAATTCGACAAATGGGATGAGTTCTCCCGTGAGATGGTGAAGTATTGCCAGCAAGACGTTAAGGTAAACTATGACGTCTACAAAGCACTTCTAGTTGAGTACTCAAAGATCTATGCTGTAAACCCTCTGATCAAAGAAGGTCTGAAAGTAGAGCATGACGTAGCAGTCTTCAATGCACGAGTCCGACATGACGGTTGGCGTCTCGACACGGTCAAGGCGAATGCAACACTCAAGCGTATGCTAGATCGTATGGAAGAGATCGAGAATGATATGCTTCCAAAGCTTGGCATGAAGACTGTATGGATCGACAAAGAACCTCGCACACCTAAGTACAAGAACAACGGTGACTTCAATCATCACACAGTAAAGCAACTAGCGGAGTACCTAGGTCATGAAGTTAAGTCAGGCGACACTCATCTTATTCAACCGACTGATACCTTCCAAAGGTCCCGACAAGAGCAAATCGAGTTGGGTTCCACAGAGCTCGTCAAAGACTGGCTCCTCCAAAACGGATGGAAACCAGACGAGTACCAAAAGAAGAAAGTCGGATTCGAGTGGGTCACAATGGGACCAAAACTTACGAGTACCTCCCTTGCAGCGTTCGGACCGGAAGGACTCCTCATCGACGAGTTCTACACGCTCCGTGCCCGCAAGGCCGTTATCGAAGGGTGGCTCTCGAAGCAAGTAGATGGTCGCATCCATGGTAATATGTGGACGTGTGGCACTCCAACCTTCCGATGCCGACACGAAGTCATCGTGAACCTACCAGGTAGTGATGCTATCTGGGGCAGAGAGATCCGTGAGTTGCTAGCTGCTGACGAAGGCAAGGTAATCGTGGGTGCTGACTCTAGTGGCAACCAGCTACGCGGTCTGTGTCACTACGTGCGCAACGATGACTTTACTAAGGAAGTTATCTTCGGTGACCAGCACCAGCGGAATGCTGATAGTCTTGGCTGCTCACGTTCAATCGCCAAGTCTTATCTCTACGCATACTTATTTGGCGCTGGTGATGCAAAGCTGGGTCAAGTACTGACTGGTAAAGCGAATGCATCAGTAGGTAAGAAGTCCCGAGCTGACTTCGCCAAAGGCATCAAAGGCTTAGAAGAGCTGAAAGAGAAACTAGCTAAAGTATGGAAGAACACACGCTACGGTGGTGGTGACGGTAAGATCCCTGGTCTAGACGGTCGACCTATCTTCGTGCCCTCCGATCACCAAGCATTGAACTACCTACTTCAATCCGCTGAAGGTATCACATGCAAAGCCGCTGTATCATACGCAATGGCAAAGATCAAAGAAGAAGGGATCGAAGCCGAAGGCCGCATCTTCTATCATGATGAGATCGCGTATCAATGCAAGCCAGAAGATGCTAAGCGTGTAGGTGAGATCTTACAAGAAGCTTTTGCTGAAGCTCCTAAGTGGTTCAATGTAGTCTGTATGGACGGTGGTGCACCTTGCATCGGATCATCTTATGCGGACGTTCACTGATGGATTGGGATCTTGAAAGAGCAAAGAAGAAACCTGCGTGGAAGCGTAGAAGCAAGCTTCGTCAAGACTCAACACCGTGTGAACAATGCGGTGAGACGAGCTACAAGTTCGAACTTAAGAACGTGGTTCAGCCTATATGTATCCGTTGCTACCGACAAATCCAACAAGACGAGACAGACTTCACAATCTATGAAGGACGAATTGTCACAGATCAGAACATCAAAGGCTTTGGTGGTACTGGTGAACGCAAGAGAGACACAAAAGACTACTCAAAGAAATATGATTAAGAAAGGAAACGTAATGTTTCAAGATATCCTACTGATCGATGCAGACTCAATCTACTTCCGTATTGCGATGGTAACACAGAAGAAGAATGAAATCCGTAAAGGGATCAAACGTACTATGGAAGAGATCCGAAAGAACTGTGGAGTCGATAGATTCATGTGTGCCGTTAAAGGCGATGGTAACTTCCGTGAGCGAGTAGACCCTGACTACAAAGGGCATCGTAAAGCATTAGAACCAGAAATGAAAGCAGCTGTCTTATACGGACTCCAGCATATGATTGACGAGTATGGTGCAATTCCAGCAGACGATATGGAAGCAGATGATCTAGTAAGCATCTGGGCATACGAAATGATGGATGCTGGAATGGAACCTATCATCGTAGCGATCGACAAAGACTTACTGCAGATTCCAGGTTGGCATTATAACTTCGTTAAAAAGGATCCACCCCGGTACGTCAACGCAGATGAAGCTAACATGCTTCTGATGATGCAATGCTTGACAGGTGACACAGCCGACAACATCAAAGGCATCAAAGGAGTTGGTCCAAAGAAAGCTGAGAAGATCTTAGCAGGTGTTCCCATGGAACGTCGTTGGAATCGAGTAAAAGCAGCGTACCGGCAACACAAAGCCGGTAAGCTCGAAAGCAACTGCATTCTCCTAAAGATGCTGAAAGACTGGCATGAGTATGAGAGCATCTTAAAGAAGTATCCAAATCTGAAGGAGAACAAAACAGATGAAGACTCTACAAGTAAGTTTGAACGTGAAGCCGCTGAGCGCAAACATTATGTACCTGAGGAACCGTCACAAGACGGCAGCGTACAAGAAGTATCAGATGGAGATCCTGGACGAACTGAAGGGAACTGAGTGGCCATTTGGTAACTCGCCTGTGAACTTCGATATTGATGCTGGCTTCTCAACACGAGCAGCCGACATCGATAACGTTCTCAAACCTCTGCTTGATACGTTCCAATCTATCTACGATGACTTCAACGACAATAAGGTTTATGGCCTTACTGCTACAAAGTACATCGTACCTAAAGGCAAAGAGTTCCTTGTAGTGCGTATCGAAGAAACTACAGAAACTGACATTGAGAACTCAAAGCTTAAACCTAAGTCCTGATGAAGGAGAAAGAGAGTCCAAATGAAAGAAGCTTGCGATGAATGCGGAAGCTCTGACGCCAAGCATGTGTATGAAGACGGTCACACACATTGCTTCTCATGTAACAAAACAACATTCCCCAAAGAAGAAAGTGCACCAGTGAAAACAACTACACCAACAACGAACACTTCAAACAACATCGCTGAGCTCCACTCTCTTAACAGCTATCCCATGTCGAGTCGTGGTATCAGTCAAGAGGTAGTAGAGTTCTTTGATGTCAAAATGGGCTTCGATGAGAACCGTAAACCTAAAAGCCACTACTATCCATACACAAAGAACAACACAACAACCGCTTACAAAGAACGACAACTTCCAAAGTCCTTCTACGTACATGGTGACTTCAAAGATGTTGATCTGTTTGGACAGTCTAAGTTCTCAGGTGGACGCACACTAGTTATCTGTGAAGGTGAGATTGACGTTCTGTCAGTCGCCCAAGCCTTCAAAGACTACAAAGGTGTTATCTACCCTGTGGTTGGTCTGCCGAGCGCGAGTGATACGAACTCTGTCCTACGTCAGCGAGACTGGGTCAATGGCTTTGCCAAAGTCATTCTGATGATGGACCACGATGAGGCTGGAGACAAAGCCACAGACGTCTTATCAAAGATGATCAAAGCTGGTAAAGCCTTCGTAGCTAAACTTCCTGAGAAGGATGCGAATGAAACACTAGTCAAACACGGCAAAGACGCTATCCTCCGAGCCATCTGGGACGCCAAGGAGTGGTCACCTGCAGGGATCGTGACAGGGGACAAGGTGTGGGAACATTTCCTCGCCCGTCAATCAGTAACATCTGTTCCATTCCCTGACTGCATGCAAGGCATTAATGACAAAGTAGGAGGAATGCGGCATGGTGAAATCACTCTGTTCACTAGTGGTACTGGCTCAGGTAAGTCTACTATCATCAAAGAGATTATCCTCGATCTTCTCGACAAAACAGAAGACCGAGTTGGTCTTGTCAGCCTTGAGGAAAGCATCGGCGATACTGCAGAAAAGTTCGTATCAATGGCGCTCCGACGACCCATCTTGGGTGAACCTCCACTTACGGAAGAAGAGCTTAAAGTTGGCTTCGACAAAGTGTTTGGAGACGAACGGCTTGTCCTGCTCGATCACCAAGGATCTGTTGGAGACAGCTCCCTCATCGACAAGATCGAGTACATGTGCCTCATGGGATGTAAATATCTTGTTCTCGACCACATCACCATCGCCGTCTCGGAAGGAAGTGAAGGTCTATCAGGTAACGAAGCCATCGATAAGATCATGTCCGATCTGCTTAAGGTAGTTAAACGCCACAACGTTTGGCTAGGCTTGATCTCTCACCTACGTAAAGCACCTATGGGTAAATCATTCGAAGAAGGTAACATGCCTTCGATCGATGAGATCAAAGGTTCAGGCTCGATCAAGCAAATCTCGTTTGACATCATTGCGTTCTGTCGTAACATGACCGCGGAAGATGAGCTCGAGCGTAACACCATTAAGTACTCAGTCCTTAAATCGCGGTTCACAGGACGAACCGGTCCAGCAGGAGCAGCTAACTATGACCCTAAGACGACACGACTACAAAACGCAAACAACATTGGATTCGAAGGTATTGACTTATGATCGGTACTATCTCGGTGTTGCTCAACTGACAAGTCAAATGTCTCATGACATTAAGATCCGAGTGGGTTCTATCATCGTACGCGATGGTCAGATCCTAAGTCAAGGCTGGAATGGCACGCCAAGTGGTATGTCTAACAACACACGTAACGCATTAGGCGAGACAAAGCCAGAGACGATTCATAGTGAAGAGAACGCGCTTATGAAACTCGCGAAGAACGGTGGTGGTTCTGATGGAGCCACCATCTACTGCACTCATAGTCCATGCTATGGATGCGCTAAGCTAATCCTCCAAGCGGGGATCAAAAGAGTAGTATACTCAGAACTGTACTGCTCTAAATCCCTAGACTTTATGAAAGAGAGAGGACTTGAACTTGTATTCATTAGACCAAGTGATCGAGTATCTCAACAAGAAGATCAGCCGTGTAAACCTTAATAATCAAAAGGCTAACCGCGGAGGAGTTCTTGTTAAGACTCACCACGGCTGGGAAGATAAAATGGAAATGTTGGTAGCAATAACGTTTCAAATCATCCAATCCCAGTTCACAAGAACAGCAAACGACTATCTACCCGGCGAGTCTAGCCTTACTTCAACCTCAATGGTCATTGGTAAGGCTGTTGCAAGGTTGATCAGTAGAGAACCAATCAAGATAGAACACCAACTAACCATCGGAGACCTCTTCATCGAGGGCTTTGTGTATCATGGCTTTGCTGAGTTGATTCCTCCAACGCGACGAGACGAATCGTACATCCTCAAAGCAACACCTAAATGGGAAGAGCTAGCTGACATACCTTTAGACGTAGTGAAAGAGACAATCCTTGGAAGCTATAAAGAGCCTCAGCCAATCAGTAAGAACATGCATAAGATGCACGACTACTTATATGATCCTGAAGCTCCTTACGTAATCGCAGTTAAGAACCTGCAAAACGTGAACTGGTCGATCAACACGTCGGTACTAGACAAAATCATTGCTCCACCTTCACAACCTGAAGAGAACGATGCTAAGGAGCAAAGACGTAGAAGCAAAGTGATTGAACATAGATTCATTACAGCCAAAGCAGAAGTCCTAAAAGAATGGGATTGCTTCTACCAAACGTTTGAGATTGACTATCGTGGTCGTATCTATAACACTGAACCGTTCTTGAACTACCAAAGCAGTGACATGGCTAAAGGTCTGCTGCTGTTTGCAGAGCCAAAGCCTATCAACGAGAGTGGTAAGTTCTGGTTGGCTGTCCACACAGCGTCTTGCTACAATCAGTCTTACAACATCAACGAGATCCCAGAGTGGTGTGAAGAAGACTATAAGTCGCACCTAGAATCTGAAGGTCTTGAAGATATCTCTGTGGACAAGATGACGTTGAACGATCGGGCTGGTTGGACAATGGCAAACTGGGACAAGATCTTCAGCTGCGAGTTAGACCTCAAAGCAGAGAAGCCCTATATGTTCCTCGCTAGTTGCTATGAATGGGACTTCGTTGAACGTACGGGTCTGACTCAGTTACCGGTAGCTATCGATGGTTCGAATAACGGCTGGCAGCACTTAGGTGCTATCAGTAAAGACTCTCAAACAGGAGAACTTGTAGGGCTCGTACCTAGTACAATCCAAAAGGACTTCTATGTACAGACAGCTAAGCGTCTGATCGAACTAGCTCAAGACGATGAGCGTCTCTCTGGCCTTCTCCAAAGTATGCCAATGAAGCATATCAGAAAGGGAATAAGCAAGAGAGGCAGCATGACACGCGCATACTCTGCAGGTGCTAGCAAGATCGCTGAGAACATGTACTTCGACGTTCGTGCTGAAGAGTTCACAGACAAGTATGGTATCACTCGCAAAGACTGCGACAAGCTAGCTAAGCTTTTAGTCAAAGCAATTAACCATGTCTGTCCTGGTCCTCTACAAACGATGGCTTACCTACAAGAGCTTGCTCAATACCAAATAGGCAAGCATGAGCTGATCGGTGGAACACGAGCTGAGTTCAAGCAACTGAAAACTCGGCGTAGAGAACTACTGAGCAAAGGCGAACTAGAGAACGATGAGCTCGAGGAACTGAACGATGTGTCCATACAGATCAACAGCTTCTCATATGAACTCACGTACGGTAACGGTGAAACAACTATTGAGTGGGATACTCCATCAGGATTCCGTGCTCGCTACGAGAACTTCACCACTGTAGACTTCAAAGCCCGTGCGCGCCTCAATGGTAAAGATGTAAAGCACGTTCTCAAAACACCAACGGATCGACCTAACATCCGAGGGTTCATGAGCGGCATCTCACCTAACTTCATCCACTCAATGGACGCAGCTCATATGGCACTCGTCATTGCTGATTGGGATGGAGCATTTGGAGCTGTTCACGACAGCTTCGCTACCCACGCTTCTGATGTTGAGGACCTACTTCAGAAAACTAAACAGGTGTTCATCGACATGTACACAAACGATAACTTCTTTGACACCATACGACAACAACTAACCGATAACACAGACACAGTTGAGCAGCCTGCATTAGGTGAACTCGACATAGGAGACATCAATGACTCAACCTACTTCTTCTGCTGATAAAAAGAACTACAACATTATGGCACTACGAGGTGCCTCAATCGACGATATGGAATACGTAGAGACGTTTGGATTAGACCCAGCACTCGCGTATACTCCAGCACTGAACGATGAGATGCTTCAAGTTGTGATGCAACAGAACATCGATGCAGGTATGGAAGAGAGTGAAGCGATTAAGATTCGCGACACGCATGCACAAGGTATCAAGCGACTGCTTGCTTCCAACGGCATGCTCCCATCTAAAAGCTAACTACGATAAAAAAGGCCACAAGGTTTCCCATTAGGGATTCCTTGTGGCCTTATTTTTTTGTACGTGTTAAGAGGATAAAACACAACGCAAAAGTTTAATGCGCATAATACTGCAAAGCAATAGTCTTACCTGACGGAGTCTTATAACCCTCTGCTAGGATCTCTTTACGGAGTTCAGCCTTCTGCTTGTTAGTGAAGTTGATTGCTCTCGTTAGTCGAGAATCCACATCGAGTATCTTAGCTAACGACTCAGTAAACGTACGAACCTGTAAAACAGTAGGCTCTGCTGGAGGATTAAGCCAGTCGTACCCAACACTTCTCATAGTATCTTGGAAGCGACGAACTACGTTACCAAAGTCGATACCTCGCTTCTCAAAAGCCGCCATGTTACCAATACGCTTGTTGAAGTTCGGCATAGTTTGGTTACCCTTTTCGCTTTCACCCTCCTTGAGAATCCAACGCATATACGCTGCTTCATTCTCAGTAGCTGCAGACTTAGGGTCTCTCTTGGAGATCTCAGAACGCCACTTAGACATAGCATCCCGCAAAGACTTCTGAGTCTCTTCAAGATACGACCAGTCCATGGCAGTGTCTAACCAGTTGCTGTTGACTTCTTCAAGGATAACATCGTATCCCATAGCGTCCGTCTTGAAAGCATCGTAGACAGTGTGGACATACGGGTTACCACCGCTGGCCTGCTTGAGTCGATTCCAACTCTTACCTGCCGTAGAGAGTGCCACTGTTGCGGCGTCTAACGACTGAACAGGTCCAACTACAGCACCACCATACGCATAATCACCATACGAAAGCTGGCCGTCATATTCACGAGGTGCAGCAGCTGTCGGCTCACTCTGCTGATGATAGGCAGAGAACTCCTTAGTACCGCCGACGACGTTCTCACCACGGATACGATACTTTGTATCAGTAGCTTCACCAGGCATCTGCATGTCACGACCAAAGTGTAAGTCGTTTCCAACAGGACCTTTGATAGCCATGACTTGGTTCATTGCAGCGTACATCGCAGCGGATGACCGCATGATAGATCGAGATGCGAGTGCCTCTGGAGACATGACCGACTCAAGAGCAGGACCGTACACCGTCATAAGAGTATCACCGAAGACCTTACGATCAGGTAGTCGAGACTCAACAGTTACAGCGGAGGCTAAAAACTGGGCGCGCAATTCCGCATCTTTGATGAGAAGAGGGTTAGCTTTCAACTGATTGAACGCATCAACCATGTGACCACTGAAGGAATAGACTTCCTTACCGTAACCAAACGTCATAGTTGTCTGCTTGTTCAACTCCCGATAGGAGAACACAGCGCGGGCAACAGCGTTAAGTTCAGAAGAGAACTCATGAACATCACCGTCGAACCCATTAGTGTCCACCATATGGAGAAGAGTGTCACGCAAAGCATCGCGCACATCTCCCTCATCAAGGTAGTCTGTCTTACTAGTGCGAAGAACACCCGTCTGACGAGCTGTCTTAGAGTTACCCATTTGGATACCGTTAGATGCGATGCCGTTAGTCTTACCATCGATGTACGCGTTGAAGTACGAGTAGTGTGTACGACCATCACGACGAGCCTTGAGGTACTTAGCAGCATCCATCAAACCATCAATATAATGAGGACCATCTTCACCTTTCGCTTCGATACTCTTGATTAACTCAGCATCCTTCTCCGGATCAAGACTGATGCCTTTAATCTGAGGGAATGCAGGGTCGGTCAGAGAGACACCTTGTTCAATGGCCTCGCTAATGGCGTCCGCTTCTGCTTCGGTCATCTCTAAGGCACCACTGAGGCGATCTCCCCATGCTTCTAGCTGATTAGCATACGCCTCGAACTTCTGTTCACGAACGTTAGGCAGAGCTGCATCAGCATCTGGTACTAGCATCATCGCGTACATCTGCTTGAGATTGCTCTCGACCCGTGAACCTGGCTTAGCAGGAGATGGCACAGCGTTACGAGTTACAAAGCGCACTGTCTTAGACGAAGTTGGGTTGAACTTAGACTGCTGCGGGGATACACGACCTTGAAAGCCTTGCACTGCATATGTCAAATAGTTCGCGCCATTCCGCTCGACTGCAATAGACTGAATGTGTTGGGCGAGCTTATCTGCTGCCTTGTTCATCTCTACATTTGCAAGTTCAGGACCATGAATAGCTGTGTACTCAGCGACCTTTGCGGGCCCGACGTTATGAAGGTTGGCTATCGGATTCGAGAAATCACCTGACTGTAAAATAGGAAGTGCAGTTGAGTAGAGGATACGAAGACGCTGCTTGTCTACAACATTAGGAATCTGCGACATGTTATGCATTGATTGCTCAATTACCTTGCCGAATGACTGCTTGCCGACTTGACCTTGCACGTTCTTTACTTCGTTATCGCCTACGTCACCTGTAAGACGACCCTTTGGTGGAGGGTTCTTTGCAGGGCGCACGTTCTTAGACGGGAACAAACGACGGCGAGTATCTACGCCCTTGGCGAGAACGTCCTCACCTTCAGGCGTCAGCTCGTAATAGTTCTGTCGAGTCTTTGTATCACGTACCACATTGACGAGATTAGGATTTTGTACAGCCCACATCGTCTTGAATACATCACCTAGTGTCTCTGCTTCTTTTGTAGGGATCTTCTGTGGAGTCTCATTACCAGACAATCGCTGATACTCAAGAGCGATCTGCTGTCCAATATGGGCATTACCTTGCTGCTTAGCAACACGGGAAGGAGCCTTAGAAGAAGCGCCTAGTTGATCAGAGGACTGTTCGCCTTGGGAGTTCGTGATAGGATCCGCTTCAGATTCAAAGTCGAGATCCTGACTACCTTCTGCCAGAGTCATGAGCATGTTCTCAGTGACAATAGAGCCAGCTTTGATCAAGTCAGGATTAACAACTGGCTTTCGTGGGTCAGTATTGTCTACCGCACTCAATCGGTTCAAGGCAGCCTGCACAGCACCTTCACGCTCAGCTGCGATAGCTTCTGCGATCTGTGGACCTGATGCACCTTCTGTTGCCGGAATAAAACCAGGCGTATTCTGTAGGTATGCAGGTGGAACAAGCCCACCGATTGCAACTGCCTCAGCCATCTGATTTGCACGGTTAAAGATCCCACCATCTGGTATAGATGATGCAGTGGCTTGCCTGTTGAGCATAGGAACAGAGGGTGCCATAGCACGTTCACGTAGGTTCGGCACTCGGTTACGCTGTTGCGCTGCGAGGTCCATCTCTAGTTGCTGCTGTGGATCTACAAACTGTGGTTGGATAGGTGAAGGAAGTTCCTCCGCCCGCCGCAGACTGATCGATGGATCGTTAGCGATTGGTGGAAATTCTGTTGGAGGCAGTGCCGCTGGCACCACCCCCGTTCCTGTTTGTGTGATTGGAGCTTGAGTAGGGACGCTGTAGTTCTGAACCGTTGCGTCCTCAACCGGCTCAACCGGCAATCCTACATTGGAAGACGCGCTTTCAGCTAGTCGCTGAAGAGCACTTGTCTTACCTGATGTACTACCGGCATTGGAAAACTTTCCCATACTTATTCTCCGTTAAAGTTCCATTGTGATGCTGCATTACCAGCCTTTTTATTTACGAGGTTGAATGGTCCAAATACTGGAGTAGCCTTGAGCGTTTGCTCAACACCACGACCAACATCACCGCTAGCAAATGAACCAGCAGCACCTGCAACCCGCTGTACATAACCCAACGCAGGGCTTTCGCCGACTGCCTGGTTGTAGATCCAATCACCTGGATTGTCGCTACGCTGTGAGTACATTGGAAATACAGCATTTAGTACGCGCTCACCTACGCCGAGAAGACCAGTTGAAAGAAGACCACGACGTGCATACTCAGCAGTGTCCAGATACGGGTTACCGCCTGTCACCATCTCGTATTCGTCATCGTTCTCTCCAAACGTATCATACTTGATCCAGTCTTTGATCGCTTGCGATAGAAAGCCAAGCATGATCATTGTCATCATCGTAGACCAAGCGGAGTATTGCATGGTCGGAGTGCTTCCACCAAAGGCATCCCGATAGAGAGGTGGGAGTACTTTAGTAGTGAATACGGAGATGAAACCTTGGAACTGAGTGAACAGCGCAAAGCGTGGATCTTGGTAGATGAGTGGACGGTTAGCAGACTGTGGTAGAACAATTGCTTCATTGACAAAGTTGTATGTCATATCACGCACTTGCTCGTTGTAGAACTCCTGATCTGCAGCACTGAGGGGAAGACCCGCAGCGATGCTCTCATGCAACGGTATGAACCTATCGATATTGATACCGAGATTGCGAAGCTTGAGTTCAGTCTCTTGGATCTGCCTAGAATACGGCGCACCTGCACGACGCTGGTTAATGACCTCTTCCATGTTACCTTTGAGGAAGTCACCAGCAAACGAAGCACGAAGTGCACGAGTGTAGTCAGTCCACTGCGTAAGGCCATTAGCCCTGAAGAACGCTGAGAACCACTTCTGGTGACGAGCATTCGTTTCAGTTACACCTGTCACAGTAGCAGCACCTACATCCCACTCATAAAAACCTAAGTCTCTGATAAGAGTCTGTGCACTGCTGTCCTTCTGAGCACGCTCAAGGCCTCTCGCTACATCAACAGTATCTACAGCATAGTTTGCTATACCTTTTGCTGAGTCCTTTGCAAACGACTTGAGTACTTTGAGACCAGCTGCGTCTACTCCTCGGCTGATTAGTCCTGCTTCAACAAATGAAGAGAACACAGCAAGAGGCAGTCCAGAGAATGTCATGAACATCATAGCATGCTTCTGTAATGCCTGAGCTTTCTTTCCAAACTCAGTGGATGGACGTTTGTAGTTACCAGATTCAGCAGCAAGATAATCAGACATACCTGCAGCAATGCGGCTTACCTCTTCTCGAGACAGTCCATCACGCGACATGTTGTCTAACAAAGCTGAAACAATAGAACCATCTTTACCAACATAGTCAGCATGAGCTGTGTAGCGGGCAGTTGTCTTAACTGCGTGTGACACGTTAGCAAACAGATCTTGGTTCATGAACTGAGCGAACTCAGCAGTCGTGGCAAGCCCTAGCGTACGTTGCTTGTGAGAACTTGGCACTGCACCGCCTTTGACCACAGAGAACGCTTCTTCGATTGTTCCTACATTAGGATCATCGATGATACGCCCAGTCAAGTCATTAGCTTCTGATGCAGACATATTGAACTTAGACTGAAGTAACCCTTCGAACTTAGCACGATGGTCATGCACTGCTTGCTTGCTCAATGACTTAAACGAGTGAAGATAGTTCTTGATATAGCCTAGGTCAGGATTGTGCTTCTTCTGGTCCTTGTACATCTTGTCAGACAGAGTGTTCAACTCAGTACCTAGCTTGATGTAAGCGTCACGATTGGGGATTGCTGGTACCGAAGCCGGATCAAAGTTTCCTGACGAATCAACTGCCTTCTGAAAGACATCGTAGGCAGCACGACTGATACGCGCTTTGTCTGCCATCGTAACTGCCTTACCACCATTTAACAACTCGTACATAGCATCAGGTCGAGAGACCATGTTCTTCATCTCAGCAACACGGTGATGCTTAGCATCTTCCATACTGGCACCAGAGAAGACCCGGTCAGGATTACCCCCATACAAGTCTGCAGCTATACGAGCAGAACGTGACCTACGGAGGATATCATCTGTGAAGATATTACGAGTAGCACCTTGCCAAAGAGCAGGGATATTAGACAGAGCTTGCATAGCACGCTCAGTGCCTGGCAAACGCTTCTGTGCCTCTTTGAACTCGTCTGCGTACTCAGTCAACGTAAGACCGATACCTGAACTCTTTACCTGACCAGCGAGGTCAGCAAGGTTCTCAGCGTTCGTGGCAACATAACCGTTGTTTGCTCTCTCTTGCTCAGCCCAAACTGCGGATTGACGGGCAGTAGTACCATCAGCGGCAGCCGTATCTCCAAGGATACCACGGTAACGAGCAGCGTCCTGCATAGAACCTGGAACCGAGAAAGCTCCACCGAGAGCAGAGCCTGCAACGGCAGCCGCGATCATTCGATCGTTCAGCTCGTTCCAATCGAACTCTTTATCGGAACCCGTGACAGCGCCCATATAAGCAGTAGCTTCCTGCATGACCTCAGTGACGCCTTCAGCTGCTGCACTCTTCAAGAAGTTAGTTCCGAGTGCCTTAGCAGCGAGCTGTGAAGTAGCTGTTTGAACACCTGACCGTAGAAAATCCCCGAGCTCTTGTTTAGTAGCAGCTGCTAGGACTGTCTCAGCAGCCTCTCTAGTGATACCTTTAGCTGCCATGATCTTGGCGACACCTTGCGCAGCAGTGATGCTCGTAGCACCTCCGAGTGCGCCGATACCGATACGATCTAGAGCACCTTGAACGAGACCAGAAGCTAATGCGACAGACGCATTCTTCTCGCCTTCCATTTCATTCCACGTTTGACCTGCATAGACTGCAGAAGGAACAGATACACCGATGGCTAGAGCACCAGCAGTGCCAACGACAGGAGCTGCAACGGCGCCTGCAACAGCAGCAGCAGCAGTCGTAATCATATAAGGCAATGACATAGCCGCGTTGTTCACGAGGAACTCAGTACCTTTCTTGATACCATCTACATCCTTCCAGTCCGTGAGAACTTCTGCGTAATCGGCCTGTTGAAAGCGTGCACGAGAAACACCGGCTTCACCGATATCTGTAAGCATCTCGCTGTCAGTCACGTCACCCATGATCTCAAGGAAACCATATGCACCTTCTTTCGCACTAATCCAGCCTTGCTCCCAGGAGTCAGACATAGGGTTGTAAGCTTGGTTGCGGATAGAGCGATCAGACTTACGAAACGCAAGATCGGCTGTACCATAACCTGCCGCGTATGCTGCTTCATCGGAAGCCGCTTGACGGAACTCAATAGGACGCAGCGTCTCAGATTCGATAGAGTCAGCAATGAGATCGGCTGCTTCACCGAATCCCTCAGACTGTTCACCGAAGAGTTTGGCTACCTCGATAGCCTGCATGTCATCTCTGCTTGTATATTTAGTAGGCTCGAGAACACCAGACTTGAGAAGCTCCGTAGTGAAGTTCCGCCCAGTATCATCGTGTAGTTCAATCATCTGACGAGTGCCCGTGGCATCCATCTGTGGTGAACCATCTTTATTGAATAACGGCACAGGGTTTGTGAACCCTTGTCTCTGTGCCAGGCCGGGGATGACAGCTGATGCCATCCCGCCGCCCGCAGTTCCGTAGTGTGTCTTGGAACCTGTTTGGAGAACTTCCCCCGTCTCAGTGAAACGGGAGATCTCCGGAGCATCATAACCTTGAATACGGTATAGTTGCCCATCCTTACTCAGAGTATCGGCGTCAATGAATGTGTAACCGCCAACGCTGTGACCGCCTTGTGCGCTTCGCGCTAGCTGTTCAAAAGCACTCATTTGTTTCTCCTTTTGAGATTTACTGTGTTGATTTTAGCAGTTCCTGATTGAGCATCTCTTGAGCGAAAGTGAAGAACCCGTTAGTTCCAGGAGCTGCACCTTTGTCGTACTTGTTACGTTCGTCTTGAGTGAGCTCTGTGTTCCAGTCTGTGATCAAAGAGTTGTAGAACGTATTAGACAGACTACTTGCATCGCCGCGGTGGCCCTTAGAAGTGAGCCATTTAATAGCGCTGTCGTTCAGAACTGAAAGCTTCTGCGCATCTACATACACTGCTTCCTTTCCATCTGTTGCAGGCTCGACAACAAACACACCGGCGTTTCCACCAGTCTGCTGACGAATGACGTTCTGCTGGATGTAAGGTATGAGGCTAGTAACTTTGTAACCTTTACCTTTAGCATTCATCATATCAGCATAAGCCGACTGAAGAACTGTGCCCATCTTCTCAGGAGGAACCCCGTTCTTTACGGCCCACTCAGCAACCTTACGAGCCTCTATAGAAGGTATGATGTCGTTGCTGTACTTTCCAGACTCTTCGTCTTTACTGTACTGATCCCGAAGATCTTTGATCATCTTTTCTGAACTAGGCATGTACGCTTCAATTTGAGCCTCACGCTCTTTAGGCGCAGTCTCTGTCAAAGCAAACGTATTAAGTTGTTTACCATCAGCACCAACCCAGAGCTTATTGTCACCTATCTGAACTTGCTCAGCACGAACTTCGTTACCATCTTTATCCCAGAATGACTGATTCAAGCCCGTCTTTGTAGTAGGCAAACCTTTCAAAGCAAGATCAGTATAGTCACGAGATTCCTTGAAGACAGCAACGCTTTCCTTGGTGTACTTGTCAGAGGCAGCTACAGTATCGTAGGCAGTTTGCTTAGCATCGACACGTGTAAGATAGCTCTTACCTGCGAAAGTGAGAGATGACCCATGACTAGCTCCTGTTGCACGCGCACCAAGATATAGAATAGCCATACGCTTAAGTTCTTTAGCATCAAACAGATCACCAAAGAAGTCCTTGATGAAACCAAGAGCACCACCGAACATAGAAGGATTAGCAGTAGCCGCCTTATCTCCAGCGGCTAACGCATCAGCAGACGTGAGTTCGCTAGGAACCCCAGGTTCACCAGACGCTGCAGCCGCCGCAGCAGCCTCATCGACTTTAGTGGTAACTGCTTCGACTACCTGAGGATCGGCTACAGGCTTCGACGGAAGGTTTTCACCCTGACCAGCAGGAGCAAGGGCAGGCACAGTCCCAGACTCGATTTTTGAGTCTCGAGCAGCAGTGAGAGCAGCGATAGCTTCAGGTGTCTGAGCTTCCTTGATGGCGATATCGATGTCTGCAACCTCTGACATGATATCAGAATCCTGACGTGTCTGATCTTCAAGCATGTTAGCTTGACGTGTCTGTGACATATCTTCAGATGCGCTCAATGCATCTGCTTTCTGTTTATGCGCAGCTGTGAGAGCAGCCTCCGCAGTCTTCACACCATCAAAGTCACCACGAATTGAGGCGTCTTGTAGGGCTTGAGTTTGACTAGCGATTTCTGCATCTGCGTTCAATGTATCATTCTGGTTCGTGAGAATGTCTGTACCGAGAACTTCTGGTGAAGGAATGCTAGAACCAGTGTACGTAGGATCATTACGGCCAAGATTAGACAAAAGAGTTGCTTGACGCTCTTTGAGCAAAGGGTAAGCGGGAGCATCTCTCGTCGTCGTCTGCAACTGCTGCGTGATACGATCAAGTTCTTGCTGACTTTGATAATCTGCTTCCATACGCGACTCACCATAATCCCTGTATGCGTTAGGTATCGCATTAGGGTTAGCAGCGGAAGCATCCATCGAAGGTACTGCTCGTTGACCCGAAACTCCTTGTGGGATAAACTGTGGAGTGGCACCTGGTTGAGGCACACTACCTGGAATGATCATCTGCGGATTATCCATCACAGGGATAGGCGGTAGTCCCGCAGGCTGGAAGCTTTGAGAGAAGTCTACTCCACTTTGGGCTGGAGCTTCTGCTGGCGGACTTCCGTATGGTTGACTAGGAATTCCCAGTTGGTTCGCTGAGTAACGGCCCGCGGGGTTGTTCGGTGCAGTCCACTCGCCACCTTGGGCTTTAGCGATCCGCTCCATATACTTAGTTCCTGAAGTACCAAATGCATCCGATCCGGCTTCACCTGTTCTCAAGAACTTAGCTGCGCCTCCAGCACCTTGGTTGTGTGCGTAGCCAAGAACACGCTGCTGAGCAGCTGGATCCATACTACGGTACTCGGGGGAGATTTGCGTGAGGATGTTGTGGTTGCCCTTAGTGAATGCGTTGAACATCTGCTCTTGCAGCGCTGGGTTCTGACGAACCTGCTCGCGGGTTGGAGTAGTCTCAAGGCCCATAAGACGAGAAGCGTCTTTAATAGCGGAAGCTCCTAGTTGATACTTACCTACGTAGTGGTTGTTTGCCCCACCATAGATAGAGTATGGATCCTCTTTACCTCGTGATTCCAAGCTCGCTACCGCGCTCGAGTACTTATTCCAGTTGTCACCAGAAAACATATCATATGATGGAGCTGGAGGAGCCTGATTCTGAGGAACAGCGGGAGCTTGATCCGGAACAGGGGCAGTCATCTGCGGTGCTGCCATTTGGGCAACTGGCACTGGAGCTTGCGGCGGGACAGGAGCTGGTACCTGTGGCACAGCTGTTTGCTGAGCCGGGATAGCTTCTGGTTGGCCGAACAAACTACCAAGAAACTGGACCAGCCCACCTACTTCGAGATACTGCGCTTCTGAAGGCACAGGAGGAGTCATCCCACCCTGCTGAGCCTGCACAGCCCGGCCATGGTTGTTCATCGCTTCAATTTGAGGACCATACATACGAGTAGCCTCCTGATTAACTACGAACTCATTTGGGGATAACCACGCAGGAACCTTATCGTTGCCTACTGGTACCCCTGGGTGGTTAGATGAGCTACCTTGCGTGTAGTCTCCGTGGACTGGTTTATTATTCATAAGAATCTCCTACCTTGCAGACAGAGGAGTTTGAAAACCTGAGACTGCTTCTGTGAGCTTAAGTTGCTGTTGCATCATCTTCATACGATGGGCTTCATCTTTGCGCTTCTGATCAGCATCGAATGTAGCTTGTTTAAGAGCTAGCTTCTGCTGCTGTTCAGCATGTTTGAACGACAAAGGTCCACCTGTTTGAGGGGCAGCCCCGTTCTGTTGAGGAGCCTGCTGACCTACTGCTGTCATTGTCTCAGATGGAACTAACCCGCCTTCTTTGAAAAGACCGAACAGTTTGCCAAGGCCAGCACCGATTGCGAGAGGCACAGCGACTGGAGCAGCTGCGGCCATGAGACCTGCGCCTCCTGCGCCGCCAAGTCCGGCTAGTGCCCCTCCGAGTCCTCCAGCAGCGCCTGCAGCAGCAGGAGCCGCGGCAGCGGCAAGAGGAGCAGCGGCAGCAGCGACTGGAGCAGCAGCAGCAACTGGAGCAGCAGTCAGACCAAGCGCTTGGGAAGCCATTGGCAAGCCTTTATTTATAGCTGCACTAGTCAGTTGAGACCCTACCATGCCAAGAGCTTGATCGGTAGCCGACGGATCGTTCCGGAATTGAGCGTGTTGAACTGGAGGTGCTGGTTGCACCTGTTGGGGCATTAATGGACGAGCTACCATATTACTTTCCTCCGCCGCCTGTGGATTTAGTTTCTGATGTAGTACCAACATTGTTTTGATTCACAAGGCCGAACATACGTTGAATACCTTGGTACTTAGCATCTAACTCTGCTTGCCGTTGGTCTTGTTGTGCTTGACCAGACTGCGCTAAGTTTTTATAAGCATTTAGTCCTGATTCAGCACCACCGAAAGCGTTGTTCCGCTGGGCTTGCACCTCGGCAGCAGACATCTGCGATGCGATCTGACCTGCAGCGCCAGCTGACGCAGCTTGCGCACGAGCTCCACCAAGATTTCCTGTTTGAGAGAAGGCTCCCTCTTGCGATCCAAGAGCTTGAGTTACTTGATTATTGATCATAGGCTGCATCTGACCTGCTACTCGTCCGTAAGCATCAGCTCCGAAGATGCCTTGCCCGCGCTGCGCTTGATTGAACGTCGCATTCGCGTCAGCGGTATTAGCACGGATGCCGCTTGCTGCAGCATACTGATCCGCGTTCAAACCCGCTACTTTATCAAGTTGTCCCGATTTGTACAGGGATTGGGCGTCTTTTGCTGCTGACTCAATGTAAGGCCGAGACCAATCTGGGGTCCCTGATGTTGTCGTTGATGTTTGTGTTTTATTTCCGCCGCCGCCCATGATGAGCACCTCCTAAATCTTTTGTGAGTATTGTATATGGTTCGTAGTACCCGTACTTGGACAGAACACGTTGCCAGCCTCGCCGTCCGTAGACGTTGACCTTCTCGCAACCCTCAGCCTCTGCGAACTCTTCAAAGAGCTTTAAGACTTCTGGTCCTTCAGAGAACCAATCAGGGTGGGTAGTGGTCACGATCGCAAAGATCTTAGTACCTTCAGTTTCTTCAAACCTAGTGATAGCTACACCGAGAATATCTCCATGCTCATCTTCATCAACCCAACACTGTGCAACCGCACCAAGGCATTGAATGAATAGACCGTATGAAGTAACGGTTCCTGACCCATGGAGTAGAGCCTCCTCGACTTGGGGTACAATTTCTGACCACCGCCGAGCGAGAGTATCTCCAGAGATTCTCTTTAAGTTCATGTTGTTGTCCTCAGTTCTAAGCTAGGTTATTGTTAAGTTATCGTTGCGAGTTCTGTTATGTTCCCGACGATTTCCAAGTCTCCAGCAGCTGTGAGCTTCATCTTGTTCACGCCAAGGGTGGCGAAGTACAAGGACCCACTTGATTCTGTTATAGTCCAGTCACCGAAGTCTACTGTAGGTACGCCTAAGGTACCCGTCATAGTTCCACCTGCTAAAGGAAGAGCTGCGTTAGCTGTTGCCGTGGTAGCTGTTAAGACACCATCTCTTTCTGAGATATCTACGCCGTCTACAGTACCTAACGCTGTCATCGTAATATTACCCGTCATAGTTCCACCTGAAAGTGGCAAATATGTAGACGTTAGACTAGTGAAGTCATACAGAGCGACAGGAGTGTTACCAGTCTCTGTTGTCGTAGCAAACGGTGCAATCGCATCTTTGAATATGATCTTTGAGTAGTAAACAGTATCAGTACTTGTTGGGTCAATAGTTGGAGGAGTTTGAGACCAACCAGCGGTGATGCTTGATAACACTCCTGTAAACCACGTGATGGTTGCAGTAGGAGCACTTGGTGGAGAGCTTACTGCTGGATCAGAGTATAGAGTAACTTCAGCATAGTGAGGTCCTTCTACTCCGTCTGCACCTGTCGGTCCTATCGGTCCTGTCAGTCCTACAGCTCCCTCCGCACCACCAAGCGTTGCCTCAAATGACGCGGACGTGACTAGTTGGGTATTGATAACTTGTGTTACCTGGTTCATCCAACTATCGTGACTCGGAACTCCGAGAATAGGAGGTCTAATTACCGGCATTACCTACGTCCCCCACGGTTTACTTCAAACTGCATGTTAGTCAAAGCGAAGCCGTTATCAGTTATTGCATCTGCATCATGCGTGATGCGGTAGCTCGCGTAACGACCTTGCACTCTGAGATCTTGTTTGTAATCAGATGTGATATCAAAGGTAGTAGCTGTCAACTGTCGATTGTCTGTATCCGTGGGATCACGATCTTGGCCGGGCGCGTTAGAGCCCACAATGCGTGTCTCGAACTCTCCGTTGCCCTCCACTACGTATACAACAGACGTCAGCGTATCTGTCTCAAAGTCAGGAGCAACAGACATTCTACGGCGCTCTACGTATGCAGGTTCCGCAAATCCATCGTTGACTGTCTTAACAGAAGTGCTGTCTGTGATTAGTAGATCATCTGATACATCTGTGAGAGAGATAGGCATAGTACCCGCTCGCTTAGTCCACAAATCCGCACGGTAGTTGTACACGTACATAGTCGCTGTCGTGGGCTTCCAAAACCAAAGTTCATCCCACTTATTGAACCGTTGAACTTTATACCCACCGTTATTACGGAAGTTATTACGTACACGGCCGGCGGCTATAGAAATGATAGTTCCTGGGTGTCCTGCAAAGATATAAACATCATCATTACTCACAACTACGTGCTTACCATCTATCTCTGCCACGGAGTCGACAGATGCCGCACCATAGTGGCTTGTCACTGTAGATACTTGGAATGGGATAGAGGAGTTGCCAGTCTGCTGAATCGAGTGAATAGATGAGTCAGTATAGATGTAGAGAATCCCTTGGAGTTCTGCCATATCTTTGATGACGCCTGTGGATGATAGGATGAATTCGTCAGCAGTGTTTGCCCCGAGAAAGAACGGATTCCAGTTCTTAGGAATGCTGCCTGGAGCCGCCACGTTTGAGGTACGCACTGTACCGGTCAAAGTGCGAATACCATCTTCTACAAGGTTGCCCGCTACAAGCAGGTTCCCGTAGGATCGAATGACTCCGCAGGTGACTGACACAACAGGATCAGACACAGAGACAATGGTAAATGTGCTACCACCAAGATCGGCTGCCGGGGTAAACGTGTAACCAGTTGCGGATACTCCGCTGATGACCCCGATGCCATCGAGCGTTCCATCTGGAACGATAGTGTATGTAGGTCCACCCGTTACAGAGATCGTTACTACCTCTGTTTGAATAGGATCAGACACACTTCGAGGAGTGTTCGTTACTTGAATTGTAAACCCATCAGAGATGGCTACAGAGATCGTAACAGGCTTTCGTGAACCATCGTCGATGTAGGAAAGTTCGGTGGTCTCAACTGCGTATGAGTCCCAACCAGGCAAAGGGGCTAAGTCAGCTAGGTTATCTTGTAAAAACTGTGGAGTTGTGATCCCGTTGTTCAAGATGAAATGAAAACCGCCGTTGAACTCGGTATGCTGCCACTCAGCTGACGTTGATGTGGTCATGGTTCCTGTAGAGATCACAGTGTCGCGAGCTGCGTTATAGACATCAACGGTTGCTGTAGTACTAGCACCGTGAACAACAACATAGCGCAAGCCCGACGGCGAGTTCCATGAAGCTACATACAAGAGGTCCGAGACTGCGGGAGTGAACGTTAGCGCTGCTGATTCACCGGGGAATTTACGAACAGCTCCATCAAGGAACCGGACGTTAAGAACGTCGCTAAATGCGTTAGGTGGTAAGGCAGCACTCGGGGTATCTTCAATCAACCCGAATGCCGCGAGATCACCTACTGGTAGGATTTCAGTGGCCATTGCTCACTCCTTAGTTTTATGTTAAGAACACTCTCGTTGTCCAGTGGCTGCATCGAAGAAACAAGCCTTAGCTTCCTCTTCAGCAACCTCTACTGCTTCCATAACCTCATTGAGGATACCATAGCGTTTTCCAGCCATGCGGAATGTCGTGCATCCTTTAGCGCCTTCACGCCAAGCGGTTTCATACACACCTTTGAACTGCTCGTAGGTAACATCGTCGCCTACATTGATAGTTTTTGAACATGCTGAGTCAATGTAATGCTGTGCGAGAGTAAGAACAGCAAGGTGCTCGTCAACAGAGAGATCGTTAGCTTTACGGCCTTCGACTCCACGGACGTACGCATAGTCTTCTACACGCTCAACACGAGGACCATCAAACGTTTGAATGGTGCGGTCGTAGAAGTGTGAGAATACAGGTTCAATACCACCAGAGATGTTATCGGCAACCAGCGAGATAGTTCCAGTGGGTGCAATAGATGTCAGATGAGAGTTACGGATGCCGTACTCGCGGATCTCATTACGAACAGAAGCTGGAAGAGTGCGGATGAAGTTACCTTTCAGATACTCATCGCGATACAGTGGGAATGCTCCCTTCTCTTTAGCCAGTCGTGCAGACGCCCGATACGTGTTGTCACGGAGACAAGCAAACAACTTCTCCATCCATTCTAAGAACTCTGGAGACCCATACGAGTAACCAAGCATCTCGCCAGCATTCGCTAGACCAGTAAAGCCAAGACCCATGCGGCGCTTGTTACGTGCTTCAGTTGCTTGCTCTTCAAGCGGATAGATCGTACGATCAATTACGTTATCCACAGCCCGTACAACGTGAGGGATATCTTTCTTGAGTTGTGTAAAGTTAAATGTGCCGTCGTCATTCACATACTTAGTAGCATTGAATGAGCCTAGGAGACATGCTCCGTAAGGTGGAAGAGGCTGTTCGCCGCAGGGGTTTGTGGCCGCAATCTCTTCACAATAATATAAGTTATTCATCTCTTTGATGCGATCAATGAATAGGACACCAGGCTCTGCCCAGTCCCAAGTATTTTGCATAATGATATCCCACAGTTCGCGGGCCTTCACCGTCTCAAATACAATCCCTTCAAATACCAAATCAAAGGAGTCATCCTCTTTCGTCAGTGCTTGCATGAACTTATCTGTGATACCTACACTTACGTTGAAGCCAGTTAGTACATGAGAGTTAGACTTAGCCTTGATGAATTCAGCGATATCAGGATGGTCAACACGTAGCACACCCATCTGAGCACCTCGGCGGTGTCCTGATGAGGAGATGGTTTGACATACGGCATCAAAGATACCCATAAAGGAAACGGGACCAGAGGCAGATGAATCAAGAGATAGGATTGTCTTACCACGTGGGCGGATCTTAGAGAAGTCGTAGCCGATGCCACCACCTCTTCGCATTGTTTCAGCAGCTTCAGCAGCTTTCTCCATAATGGAGTGCATGCTATCTTCAATCTCACCAGATACAAAGCAGTTGAAGCTAGTGACTACCTTCTTCCCACCCATTGATGCTTGAACACGACCAGCAGGTAGAAACCTCATTTCCCCAAAGATGTCTTCAAGGTCTAAACGGTGATCTTCACCATCACTCATAGAATCAGCTAGCCGCTTAATCTTATCATGGAATGTCTCACCCTCTTGCCGATACTTCATAGCATCGATCTCTTGAGAGAGTGGTGTAGTCGGGCCTTTCTAGATTCTATTGTCCACGTGTGTGTCCTCGTTATAGATTGATTAATAGGTGGGTGCCTATCCCTATAAGGGACGGATACCCAGCTATCTATCAAGCTTCACAAACGGCTCTTCGCTTCTCAAGGAAGTTGTCTAACTCCGCGAGTGATTGATCGCTAAGCCTTTCAAGTTCAACTTGTGTGAAGGTAGGAACATTGAGTCTACACAGGACCTCAGTCCTTCCGGACATTACCGTTGTCGCGCAGCCGCTTAATACGAGCATCCCTACTAAGATCAGTGTCAACCGCATCTTCCGCCTCCTTCGCTTTTTTGTAATCCTTCAAGTCTTTGACTTGTAGATCCTTCTTCATATCTCGACGACCCACTTGAAATACTAGCAGTATCGAAGCCACGGCAGCCAAGGCACCAGCCACAAGGCGTCCCAGTTTGGATCCAACAAATGTAATTAGCCACATCACTTGCTCTTTACTATCTGTTTAGCGTAAGCATCTAATCCAAATGCAACAGTAACGAACGCGAAGATTGGAGTGATGAAAAGTTCAATCATCTGTACGTCGCCCCAGAAGGCTAACCCACCGAGAAACACAAGCATCATTAATGCAAGTTCACGTTTGAATGTTTTAGTGTTAACGCTCATGACAAGCCTCCTTTAATGATCCAACCAACAAACGCTACAACAAAACCACCTCCAATGATAAACAGCAGCTTATTGAGGTTGTTGTTGAGGTTATCCTGAGAAGCTTTGATGTGTGTGATATCGCTACGCATCTCTACAAGGCTTTTCTCTAGCAGGTGATGCCCTTCAATATACTTGGTTTGAACAGACCTGATCTCAACGAGGCTAGCTGCTAAGTCTTCGATCTCTTTCTTGATGTACCTCAGTTCTGGTGTACTCATGGTGGACCTTATCTCCATTGTATTATTATTATTATTTGACGAACTGAGCACGCTCTGCCTCCCGTCGCCGGATTAATCCATTGACAACACGTCCACCTGCTTTGTTCCACCGTTTGAATTCAAGTGAAGCAGCATGGAAGTCATTAGCGTTCAACTTACGCAGGATCGTAGACTTACTGAAAGCCGTCCCACCTACATTGTAGATGAGAGAGGCAACAGCGTCGTACTGATTCTGCTTAAGAGGAACTTTGACGTACTTGTTGATAACTGCTTCGACCCAAGCGAGGTCATGGCGTAGAAGCTCTTCAGCTCCACGTTGAGTGATCTTCATGCCTGGCTTAACAGTCTTAGTGTGTCCATACCCGATTGTCCAAACTCCTACGATGTCTTTGTAGGCGGTTAGCTCACATCCTTCGAACTCCTTGATCAGAGATACGTCGGATACGCTAGAGACGCGACTGGACATGGGTGGGGTGATCTTCTCTACTGGTTTCGCAGTAGTAGCAGTAAAACTCTTAAAGATGCTCTCTATGAGCAGCTTGATAGCGTTGGTGAGATTTTCCATATTGTTCCTGTTTGTTTAGCGTTCGAAAACTTGGAACTGGCCAGCGGCTAAGACTGTGATGTCTGTTGTGTCTGTTACGTTCTTGATCCAGACCTCAACTCTGTCATTTTGAGACATGCCAGTTGTAGCAGCAAAGGTTACGTTCTCGGCCCTTGTGCCTGTAGAGCCACCATTGAGTGTAGCTAGGTAGACAGGCCCGATGTCCACATAGGACGTAGTAGCGCTGACGTACTTCCTGAGTTGAACTTCAATCTCACGGTTGTTTGAACCTGAGAAGGACATAGAGCCACCAACATCGACTTGGATATCTTGGGTGCTGTCTAGCTGTAGGCCACTTGTGTTAGCCTTACTGAACCAGTAGCCCTCTGAGAAGTCACCTACGTTAGGCATCTGGTAAAGGGTGTCCACTGTGGAGACTGTAATGGTTGCCTCATTTGTAGACCTAAGGGCACCACCGGGGTAAGTGTTACCGATACCAGTGCAGCCCCTGATAAGGGCCTTGGTGGAGCTTGCTGGCATGTTTGGGATGTTGTTCACAACCTTGTTAGCACGGACACCTGCGAGGTTGAAACCTGCGTCCAGTGTAAAGTTAGCTGGGGCAAAGTCACAAAAGTAACCACCAGCAGTGCCTAATCCAAGGATGTTGATGTTAGCCCTGAAAGAGCCACCAATAAGTAACCCAGCACCAGCTCTGAACAGAACACCAGTTAAAGGTGCGCCAACAACGACACTGTCAACGATAGCAAAACCACCTGACCAAGCACCTGTCAGTGTGAGACCGTCTTTGCAACTAATCCAAGCTACGTTACGTCCTAATCCCTGTCTGTAGTTCTTAATCTCACCAAGGGAGGTACAAGACAAGAAGTTAACAGTGTTCCACTCACAGGCGTTGAAGTTCTCTAGGTTGTCTAGATCGAACACCTTAGAGCCTACACCACTGCACCTGATATCTAACGATGTTAGGAATAGGTCACCTGAGTAGGTAATCCCATCAGTCACGAACAGTGTTTGGTTGTTCTCAGTGCTTACTAGTCCAGAGATGCCAAAACCATGACCAGCTAGGCTAAGACCACCTGAAGGGACAACAATAGACGTTGTACCCATGTCGATCTCACCGTCTAGGAAGTAGAGAATAGTGCTGTCGAGTGTACCTGATAACTGCGAGGCAGTCTTAACGTAGACAATTTTATCTGGGACCTCTGGATGAGGTGTGAATGTGGCAGCACTCGTAGCTGACTGCCCAGCCCAGTATTCTGCCTCTTGTCTTGCTGCCTCTGCTGCCCATGAGTCGGCTTCCGCTGAGAGCATGTAGCCTTCAGATGCCGTAGCTGATGTCGCTGATGCTGTGGCAGATACTACCGCTGCTGCCGCTGAGACTACTGCTGCGTCCGCACTTGCGTCTGCTTCTGTAGCTGATACACCAGCTGCGAGCGAGTAAGCCTCTGCTGCATTCTTGGCGTTCGTAGCTATAGTTGATGAGCCGAAAGCAGCCGACGCTGAACTAGCTGCGTCTATTTGTGATGCTAAAGCAGCCGCTGCGTAACCCATAGCATGGGATGCTGACGTCGCTGCGTTTGTAGCTGACGCTGAAGCTTGGGCTGCATAAGCGGCGAGAGAAGTCTCACCGAGTTCAGACCAGTACTTAGCGTTGCCTGGAGTATCACCATCGTTGTAGT